GCCGTATTGAATGGAACATGGGAGGTAACGCTTGAACATCCAAAGGATTCAGAAGACCGCTGGAAGTATATTAAAGAGGGAGCAGTTGTTAAGATGCCTTCCTTTAATGGAGAGCAGCTTTTCAGAATAACTCATAAGGAAAAAAGTGATTCCGGAATATCTGCTGATCTGCAGCCTATATTTATGGATGCGGCAGATGATTGTTTCCTTTTGGATGTCCGTCCAACTGACAAAACAGGGCAGCAGGCTCTTGATATCATGACTGCACCGAATAAAAAGTATACAGCCGAAACAGATATTACATCGACTGGAACTGCATATTACCAAAATAAAAATCTCATCGAAGCCATCAATGGTGACGATGAGAATTCTTTTGTTAAGAGATGGGGCGGTGAAATCGTATATGATAATTACAAAGCGATAATAAATCGTCATGCTGGCAGCGACAGAGGTGTTGAGATCCTTTACGGAAAAAACATTGCTGAGAACGGAATGAAAGAGGAGGTTGACCTAAGAAATGTGGTTACCCGGATCATTCCACAGGCATATAACGGATATCAGATAGATGGGGATGCTCCTTGGGTTGATTCCCCTCTTATAGACAAATATCCAACAGTCAAATATTCAACAATGAAATTTGAAGATGTAAAAATGAGAGCTGATGCACAGGAAGATGATGAATCGAAAGGTGTGATCATATGCGATACACCGGCACAACTGGAGGCTGCACTTAGAAAACGCTGTCAGGAACAGTGGGAAGCGGGGGCAGACAAGCCTCAAGTAACTATATCTGTGGATATGGTAATGATTGAGGATACAGAGCTGTATGCCGATGTCAAGGGGCTTGTAGAAGTGTCTCTTGGTGATACCGTACATTGTAGAAACAATAATCTTGATATAGTTACAGATGCAAGAGTTACGGAATTAGAGTGGGATTGTGTGAATGACCGCATATTATCTGTATCGCTGGGCGATTATCAATTTGATTACATATCAAATCAGGTCAGTATTAATAACCGAATTGAGAGCGCAATCAGAGAAGATGGATCTGTGATCGGCTCTCAGGTGCAGGGAATACTGGATGCAGTGAAAACACAGTTTCATGCACTACGTGATGTAGCTCAAAAGCAGGATGTACGAGCCATGCTTTTTGAGGATTTAAACCCTGATTCACCTACGTTCGGAGCTATGTGCCTTGGATCAATGGGATTTGAGATTGCATCCAAAAGGACCGCTGATGGAAAAGACTGGATATGGAGTACATTCGGAACCGGGAAAGGCTTTTTTGCCGACTATATTATAGCCGGAACCATGCTGGCAGACAGGATATATGGAGGAACATTGACCATTGGCGGAATAGGCAACATAGCAGGCATTATAAAAGTATTAGATGGTAATGGAGCTATCCTAACTATCATGGATAAAGATGGAATACTGACAAATGGTAAATACACTTGTGGAAGTGATGAATTTGGCCGAAGAGTAGAGATCTCAGAGGGGGAGATGAAGATCATGGACAAAAGTGGTAATACTGTCGGGAGAATTTTTGCAGTAAGTAATGAAATTTTTAAAATCGGTACTGAAAATGCATTATTTAGAATGTTTAAGACTGGCGAGGTATATGTTGATTGCCAGTCATTCGGTGTAAACGGATATAACGGATTTACCGGAACAGTAGAGTATTCGGATGGAACTTATGAGAATTATGTTGGAGGCCTGCTTATAGGAGGAAAATCGAAAGAGGGTGCTTATCCATGATTAGTAATAATAAATATTTGACGCAGGGAGAGATGGAGAGCAATGCCAAAGAAATTTATACATATCTAAGTGATAAAGGCTGGACAATCAATGCAATCTCAGGCCTGCTTGGAAATATGCAGAGAGAATCAACCATTAATCCTGGATTGTGGCAAAGCCTTAAAGAGGGCAACTATTCCGGTGGCTATGGACTGGTGCAGTGGACCCCGGCAACCAAATATACAAATTGGGCAAAGGCTAACGGATACGATATAGGAGATGGAACAGTACAGTTATATTGGATTGATCAGTTATCAGAATCTACAGGTGAATGGATTAAAACATCTGCGTATAATCTGACATGGTCTCAATTTAAAACAAGTACAGAGACACCGGAGTATCTTGCTTCAGCTTACCTCAAGAACTTTGAGAGAGCCGGTGTGGAAGAGGAAGAAGCACGAAGACAATATGCGAGATCCTGGTATGATTTCCTTGAGTCAGGTGTAGAACGGCTGGAAGATATATAGTTAGATTTATTCCTGCATAGGAAAGGAGATATTTGAATGCAGACTATCAAAAGAGACATATATGTTACAAAGAATGTGCTTCAGGCTCCAATAGAGGTAACTGAGGGCACAAATTCAATCGCATTAGAGTTTGATATAAAGGATTACACTATTCCGGGTACAGCGGCAGCAGTTGTGTACAGTATGTGTACAAGAACTATGGCTGAGCCTAATAAAGCCTTGGCAGAAGTGGATGGAAATACGATTACGATTATTCCTTCTGAGTCATTTTTTCATGCAGGGCAGAATGTTATGCAGATCAGAGTGATAGATGGTGACAGTAAGCTGATATCGTTCAACATAATTGTTAAATGTACTGGAAAAATGAGATTTGGTGATGAGGAAGAGGAAAAGCAGACTACACTTGTGGAACAATTGTTAAAAAGATTTGGCAACTACGAAGCAGAGCTTAAGGATGTGAGAAAAGGATTTGCAGGAGAGTCATACGATACAGCGGGGGAGGCTGTTAGAAAACAAATTGAAAGTGTCAATCAAAAAGTAGATAAAATAGAAACTATAAGTACCAAGGAAATTGATGCAATATAAGTTTTGAGACAAGAGGTGAGGAACAACTCCAACAATCAAAATAAAATTAAAAGGTTGTGATATAAATAATTTGGAAAAAATATATGTAACCTTTAAACAGGGAAAATATGAGTTTGAGAAGTCCATGGATCAATTGAATACTTCGGATGAAACATTATTTATTAAATTATCTCAAGATGAAACACTGCAGCTTGATGCTATGAAGAATGTATTGATACAGGTCAGGGCAAAGACAAAAGATGAAAATGTAATTGCAAGCAATATCAAGTCAGTACCAGTTGAAGATATATTGAAAGAGGGGATGATATGACAGAAATTGAACTTGAAATGGAAAATGATACTGAATTAATAATTGAATGTGAGCAAATATACATAATGGATGATTATGAACAGCTAAAAAACAAACCCCGCTTGAATGGAAAAGAAATATCAGGAGATATGTATGAGACAGATCCAACCATACCAGAATGGGCTAAAGCACAAAACAAACCATCATACACCCCGGAGGAGGTGAATGCAGTTAATAATGATAATGCTATTACCATTGAAGAAATAGAGGCTATATTTAATGGACTTTAGATAACAGAAAGGAGAACTATGGAAAATAAATATTTAAATCTTACAGGTGCGGTATACATCATTAGTAAAATTAAAACTCTATTGGAAGATAAAAGTGATAAAGGACACACACATTCAAAGGAAGAAATCGGATTAGGCAATGTTGAAAACAAATCATCACAAACTATCAGAGGAGAGCTTACAAGTGATAATGTAATAAAAGCACTTGGATATACACCACCGAAAGAAAATACAACGTATGCTGTTATGAAAGGTGCAACAGCTTCAGCAGCTGGAACGTCAGGATTGGTACCTGCACCTGCAGCTGGCGATCAGGGAAAGTATTTACGAGGGGATGGTACATATGGAACACCGACAAATACAACTTATTCTGATGCAACACAGACTGCACATGGTCTTATGTCAGTAAGTGATAAGAAAAAGCTTGATGGAATAGCGGAAGGTGCAAATAAGACAACAGCAGATAGTGAACTGAGTAACACTTCAACAAACCCGGTACAAAACAAGGCAGTACAGGCTGAGCTAACTAAGAAAGCACCTATAGCGAGTCCGTCTTTTACTGGTACACCTAAAGTGCCAACAGCATCAGCTGGTACAAATAATACTCAGGCCGCATCAACAGCATTTGTAACATCGGCCATTTCAACAGCGATGGCCGGTATTACTAAATTG